TCATTGATATCAGGTTCGAATGACGTTGATTCTGAGGGGGCAGGAGCTGTTACTGCCGAAATTTCCCGCTCGTCACCAGGCTCTAATTTAGGTAGATCTCTCGAAACGCCTTGTTCTTCCACTTCGGACTTTTTGCCAATCTGCGATGGGTAATACCCGATAGCTCCTCGTTCAGTGCGAACTAGAGGAGTATCTTTCGGTAGTTGGCTTTCACTATCTACATACTCAAGTTCTTCTTGAGGACCGACTTTAAGAAGATGCTCTAAAGCTGCTTCCAGCACCAGTAATTTTGATAAATCAGTAGACATATTACATTTTTACGTAAAGACTAAAATCCAACAAGCAACAGCGGTAAGCACATCTGCTACCACTGCTACAATCATTACATAAACTAAGGTTTTTCCACTCCATCCCCATGCTACCCGCATTTAGAATAACCACACTCCATGCAAGAAGAACATCCTTCTGACATGAAGAGTGACCCATCACACTCTGGACACCGTGACCCACCCACTACTATCTCGCTAAAATTCTCTAATGTAGTAGCATCCCCATGACCGTTAGCATGGATAGAAACACCACCAGAACCTGATAGCACCTGTCCTATACCATCCGCTAAAGATAGTACCATTTTACCGTTATTCCATACCGGACAACAAGTAATACCCAACAATTGCTTTGTAATAACTTCGGCTGGTATTCCATATTGGATTGCAGTAGAAATTAACCGACACATGGCTTCCGTATCAGCAGCCTGACATTTGCCAGTTTTACCTATGGTCGCAAAAACCTCATACATTTGGTCTTTATCATAATTAACCGTTACATACATCTTGCCGTGTCCAGTAGACATAGCCGTTGTAGACCCCACTAATATCGGAGGTCGAGAGCCAGGAGTCTCTATGGTAGCCATTTCTGCCGTATTAGCCGTAGATACTAGTACTTCACGTTCTCTAGACCCACGTCGATAGACAGTTATACCTTTACAATTTAAATCCCATGCCTGATCATAAGCAACGGCAATATCTGATTCAGTGGCTTCAGTAGGAAGATTAATAGTCTTAGAGATACCTGAATCTACATGCTTCTGGAAAGTGGCTTGCATAGTGATGTGATTATCATAGCTAATCTCATCGCTAACAGTGAAAACTTTACGGAGCTTCGGATTCATCAGCCCATCGATACTATGTCCATCATCAAGATACTCCGCAATAGCGTTATGGGACATATCAAGACGCTGTTTTAAATCATCATTAATATAGAAAAGTTCCATGTTTTCTAATGCAGCCGACATATTATGCTTTTTATAGGCCAACGCAAATAATGGTTCGATTCCACTAGAACAATTAGCAATCATGCTGATTGTGCCTGTAGGAGCGATAGACAATCTCCATGCATTACGCATGGTTTCCCACGCACCACCATTAATCTTATTTAATGGAGACTTATCAAAGGCAGGAAAACTGCCTTTCTGTTTACCAATCTCAGCCGAAGTTTTATCTGCGTGTTCTTTAAGAACAGAACCAATCTTATCTGCTAGTTTTAAAGCTTCATCACTATCATAAGGGATATTAAAACGAACCAATAAATCAGCGAAACCCATGATACCTAAACCAATCTTACGAGTAGATTGATTCATGGCCGTCGTATATTCCGTGGGATGCTGATTGGCATCCACGACATTATCTAAAAATTGAACACATGTAGTAACAATCTTGGCAAAACGTTCTTCATCAAAGTTAGGAACTGTGCCTACATAATCAATAAAATTACCAACGTTAATACTACCTAGATTGCAGGACTCTCCTGATAGCAATGGCTGCTCTCCACAAGGGTTAGTAGCATTGATTTGTCCTAGCGCAGGTGTAGAGTTATCTTGATTGATTCTATCCAACCACACCATGCCAGGTTCCCCATTCATCCAAGCACCTTTGATAATCTCATTGTAAAGATCACCAGCCCTGATAAACCGTCCATCCATGCTATCAATAGGGGCATCATAATAATTACGGTCTATAGGCCACGTAAGATGAATGTATTTGTCTTGCCTAACAGCTTGCATGAAAGTACTATCCGCACCTATAGAAATATTGAAGTTAGTAATTTGACCTTCAGTATTCTTACAGTGGATAAATTCTTCAATATCAGGATGATAGACTTCCATGATAGCCATGTGTGCGCCGTCACGTTTCCCACCTTGTGTAATCATAGTACCTACCTGGGAAAGTACTCGTAACACATGGACAGGCCCACACGCCTTACCTTGAGTGGTGCTTATGCCATAGCCCTTAGGACGTAAGGCGGAAAGGCTAAAACCGATGCCCCCACCAAACTTCTCAATCATCGCTTGGTCATGGGCAACACGCATTATGTCTTCCATGCTATCGGGGATATCCATCACATAGCATGCCGACATAGTACCTTGACCTGTACCCGCATTCATGAGCGTAGGGCTATTAGGAAGAAAATCCAATGCCCACATCAAATCAAAGAATTCACGTTCTAATTCTTTAACCTGTTTACCAGTAGCCCCATATTTGTACTCAACTTCCGCCATAGTACGGGCCACTCTTTCAAACATGCCTTCGGCATCTTCAATAATATTGCCGTGTTCACCTTTCAAGTAATACCTCTTTTCTAAAATTTTAGAAGCATTATCCGTTAGGGTATATGTAGCTGCTTTCACTTTCCTCACTCCACTTTTTACAAAATAAAAAACGGCTTCGGTGCCTCAGATACTAACCAGAAGCCGTTTAATTACCAGGATCTATAAATTTTTATTCCACTACGGAGATACACGTAACTCGCCCCATTTAGCTATCATTAATGCATCAATAGCATCTTGTGATAGTTTACTAATATCTTTACCTAAAATTTTAATAGCCATCGCCTTCACCTTATCCTTATCGGCTCCACCATCGCCAATGACATCCTTTTTCCACGTCTTCACATTGACTGTGAAAACATCCATGTCATGTTCCATGAATACAACACGACACATGGCTAATACATGAACTAACTTAATCAGGGACTGCCGGTTCTGAACTAGGGGAATATCCTCAATACAAACTAAGTCGTCTGGAGAAACATTTGAGGCTACCCACGGAAGGAACTGTAAGTACAGTTCCTTAAGTCTTGCTTCCCATGACTTCAATTTTGAAGTCAATTCTACCACAACATAACCATCTAAGGAAAGGGTTGCAATGGCAATTTTAGAAGTACTGAGGTCTAGGCCCAAAATACTCATATCTTAAAACGTTCTTGTCCACGTCGTGTGACTACGCGGCTGATAGTCTCAAATTGAGAATCATAAAGACTTAAACGACCTTTCAATAATTTCAGTTCACCATTGAGTTCAATAGTACGAATTTTAAGTTGTTGTAATTGATCATCTTCCGCAAGAGCCTGCCCTTTTAAAGAGTCCTTCAGAAGACGTTTCTCCGATTCTTTTTCTAGAATGGCAACTTTAGACGATAATAGCAAGTCATAACCTTCAGACAAAATAGAATGTTCTCCATCTAAACGAGATATCTGATAACTGAGATAACTTCGCCATGCTCCCAAGAATAAAAGCCAATTATCTATTTCAACATCAGTTAAACGGTCTGCATTAATGGGAAAAGTGTAATGATGATTACCCTCAGGCCGGTCAGGTACTGGATATCGAGTGTCAACGTTATGTAATTCCGCTGCTTTAGTTAAAAATGTAGATACTTTAGCCATGTTATATTCCTTTTATAAAATAATCTTTTTCACACGTAACTTTAAAGTTACACCAATCATGATTCCAATCAGGTTGATATGGAAAATGTTCGCCCTTATCAAGGTATTCTTGCACTAATCGGAACTTTTCTAATGTAGTATCAATGATAGATTGATTACGTTCTGTCTCACAGATGATATATTCCTGATTATTTTTATTAAGATAAAAGATAATCCCTTCATTAATATCTGTCATTAATGAATACATATTCCATTGAATCAAATGATCATGTCGTGGAAGTGTGTCACGCCATTTCGGATTCTTTGGTTCGGCCATACTCTTTAATTCTAAAAGAATCTCTTTATCATCGGACGGACGTTTAATGATCGCATCATAGAATCCTCTAATAGGTGGATCATCATACGTAACTTCTTGTTCAGAGGATACCATGAGTCCAGTTGCTACTAATTTCTTCTCTATAAATTCATGAAAGACAGTACCTATACCCATACGGCGTAGATTCTGCGAAGGTATCGGATCTTGATCATATCCTAGCATGTAGTAATACAATGCTCGTGGACATAAATGAGCTTGCGAAGGACTAAAATTAGTTCGTTTATATGAAGGACGTTGTTGTGTTAAGTCATATTCATCAAATGATGATTCTATCCAATGTTTATTTAAAGTTCTGTCTCTAGTTTCTAATACTTGATTTAGCTTAGGCATTTATTTGCTCCTGTGCATATTTTAATAAATTATCAACAAATTCGGCTTTAAAAGACGATTTAACAATCTTTAGCGGATACCTCCATATCTCAATATTATAATTAGTTCGAATATGTGCATCCCGATATGCGTCTCTACGTGTCATATGATATGGGCCATCAATCTCTAACGCTAACATCAAATCAGGAATGTATATATCTACGACATATGGCTCAAAGTCTTGTTCTAAGATACTACCAAAGCCAGCTTCTTTAACCCAAGAAGCCATTAAGAACTGCGTTGGAGTATCTTTCTTTTGTGGTTCAGATTTCAATTCCAACTCTTTTGTTTCATAACTAATTCCATTACTTATCAATTCTCTTCATGGTTGGATTATTAGTGTCCCAATTGGACGTATTAGCCCCACCAGAACGGTCAGTGACACGTGTAGTGCTCAGTAGCTTTTCTGCCAGTAATGCAACATCACCCGGATCTTCTGCATGTAGTAATGTATTGTCATTAGCTGGTAATTCTTCCTGCCCAATAGCACGGTCTGGTTCATCTATAGATTCCATCATCTCTGTTTTAATCTTACGCTTACGAGGCTTCCTAGCAGGTTTTTTAAGACCTTCACTAATCTCTGCAGTCATTTCCGCATATATAGCCCTAGCCTCGTCACGTAGACGATTAGAAAATTTCTCTGCTATTTCAGCAGCCAAATCTTCATCTATATGATAAACACCCTCAAGCATGCTACCAAAACTGCGAAGAATACTATCTAAATCACCAGCTAATGTACCTACTGAAGATTGTGTAGCCATTACGCTATACTCCTTATCTCTTTTTCAATCAATGTTCGTAATTCATCATTATCTTTCATCAATTGTAAGAACTTTTCTTTACCCAATGCTTTATATAAAATTTCACCAGTTTCTTTATCAGGGTAAGCATATTGAGGCCCATTTCTAACAATGATTCCTAAATCTGAAGCCACCATAAACGCTTCATAAATGGGGTCAGGTAAACCCGTATAGTAAAAAGGCACACTAGAAGTCAATAAAGGTGTATGAGTCTTATTTTTCTCCGCCTTCATTTCTATAAAGAACCCTT